ACCATCCAGGAAGGCATCGTCGCGAGCGGAAAATGTGAGCTCATCTCCCGCTGGCTGGAGCGGCAGAGCCGGGACGGCATGCTGCCGGATCTGCCCGAAGGCATGGCAGCGCAGCTCATCCAGGCAAGCGACACCGGGAAACTTTACACCCTTGAGCCGGACGTGTATATCTACGAGGTACCCTGCCGGCTCCAATATATACAGGAGGCATGACAAATGGCAGTTACAGCTGATGTAAAAGGCACCGCGATCCTGCGCAACAAGGTCGCGGATTATCTCAACACTGAACCGGGCGGGGAATCTCCCGCATACCACCTTATGAATGTGTTCGAGACCATCGACGAAAATCCGAACGCGCAGGTGGTTGAAAAACACTATACATCGGACAAAGCAGCCACGAAGCTGACGTCCGGCTATGCGCCGCAGTTCCCCATCACAGGCGACCAGTATCTCGATAACGATGTCAGCGAGTTTATCCGTGATATTGCGGAGGAACAGCAGATCGGCGTAGAGACGGATTTCATCCGTGTCCGCCTGTACCAGCCCATCGCCAGCAAGGAGAACACCTTTTATGCGCGCAAGTTCCGCGTGTCCGTGGAAGTTTCCAGCATCACCGGTGCCGGCGGCGAGATCATCTCCCAAGAGGGGAACCTGAACCAGATCGGTGACGTCGTGATCGGCGAGTTTAACACACAGACAAAGACGTTCACAGAGGCGGCCGCCGCGCCAGCCAGCGCTGAACCGTCCGGGACCTGACAGGAGGATGCAAAATGGCGACAATCAAAGTATTGGACACGGAACTGGAACTGGACCTGCTGGATGCGGATGAACTGGAAAAGGTGGACGCCGCGCTCCAAGCCGTAGAAGGAGACGCGCAGCAGGACCCGGCACTTTCCCAGGCAGATAATATGCGCAAACAGGTGGGGGCGGTGCGCAAAGCGTTTGATACGATTTTCGGCGAAGGAACGGGCCTGCGCGTGATGGGCGAAAAAAACCATCTCGGTGTCGCCCTGACGGCATTCGCTCAGCTCACGGATGCGGTGCAGACGCAGCGTGCCGAGTTTGAACGCTCCATTTCCTCCATCAAGGCAAAGTACAGCCCGAACCGGGCGCAGCGTAGGGCGGCAGCGAAGAAATGAACCTCCTTGTAGACCCGGCGCCCACCGTGTACACGCTTGGAGATAAAGAATACCCCCTCAATACGTCGTTCCGGTTCGGCATCCTGTTTGAGCAGATGATGCTGGACGACGCCCTCTCCAACCGGGAAAAGGGACTGGCGGCCCTGGAGCTTTTCTTTCCCGGCATACTCCCGACCGGGGAAAATGAGGCGGGCTCCGCCATCCTCTGGTTTTACAACTGCGGCAAACCCTGGAAGCGCGGCTCGACCGCGCGCATGCGCCGCGCCGGAAAGGTGTTCGACTATGACCAGGACGACGGATATATCTTCGCCGCATTCCTGGAGCAGTACGGCGTGGATCTGGAGCAGGTGCAGGACCTGCACTGGTGGAAATTCAAGGCCATGTTCGACGCACTGCGGCCGGACTGCCTGTTTTCAAAAATCGTCGAGTGGCGCAGCACGGACCTTACGCAGGTGAAAGACCCGAAGGAAAAGAAATTCATCCAGGAAATGAAACAGGTCTACCGTCTGCGGAAATCCGTGGATGAACAGGAAAAACTGGACCTCATCGCTGACGCCCTCATGGGCGGCGGCGATCTCAGCAAACTCTGAGGAGGGCGGTAATGGAAGAAAAAGAGATCCGCTGCCCGAATTGTCAAACGAACAGCCGCCCGGGGCAGCTTCTGCTCCGGGCTCAATTCGTCAAAGGCGAAATCAAATGTCCCCGCTGCGGGGCATTGCTGCGATTGGAATATCCCAAGGACAGAGCCGATGGCCGCATCCAGGTTATAGGGTAGCGAGCAAGCGCCTGCTTTGCATCACGCAAGGCAGGTGTTTTTTGTATGGCGTATGACGGCCACCTGAAATTTGATACAAGTGTAGACGGCAAGGGGTTCCAGCAGGGGATCTCCACGCTGGCCAAAGGCGCCGCCGCGGCACTCACGGCAGTATCCGCCGCTTTGGGAGCTATGGCGGGCTATGCCGTCAAGGTCGGCTCCGACTTTGAGGCGGGGATGTCCGAGGTAGCGGCGATCTCCGGCGCTACAGGTGACGAACTGGATGCCCTGACCGCAAAGGCCAAGGAGATGGGCGCGAGCACCAAATTCAGCGCCACCGAATCAGCTGAAGCACTCAAATACATGGCCATGGCCGGCTGGGATACGCAGTCCATGCTGGACGGCCTGCCCGGCATCATGAATCTTGCGGCGGCCAGCGGTGAAGAACTCGGCGCCGTGTCCGATATTGTGACGGATGCGCTCACGGCTTTCGGTTTGTCTGCGTCCGATGCCGGACACTTTGCCGATGTTCTCGCAAAGGCATCCAGCTCCTCGAACACCAACGTTTCCATGATGGGCGCTACATTCAAGTATGCGGCGCCGCTTGCCGGAGCGCTGGGCTACAGCATTGAGGACTGCGCCCAGGCCATCGGCCTGATGGCGAATGCGGGCATCAAAGGCGAGCAGGCCGGCACTTCTTTCCGCGCCATGCTTACACGCCTTGCAAGCCCAACGGATGACGTTGCTGCGGCGATGTCTCAACTGGGTATCTCTCTCACGGATGCGCAGGGCAATATGCTGCCGCTGTCCGACGTGCTGGGCCAGCTGCGGGAAGGGTTTGCGGGTCTCGATGAGCAGCAGAAGGCCGCTATGGCCAGTACCATCGCGGGGCAGGAGGCTATGTCCGGCCTGCTGGCCATCGTCAACGCTGCACCGGAAGACTACGAGGCCCTTGCCGCCTCCATCGCGGATGCGGATGGCGCTGCACAGAGCATGGCCGACACCATGCAGGACAATCTGCAGGGACAGATCACCATCCTCAAATCCGCCGTTGAGGGACTTGGCATTGAGTTCTACGAGAGCATCCAGGAGCCGCTCAAGGATGTCGTAAAGACTGGCATTGGATACATCGAGGAACTGTCCTCCGCATTTAAAGAAGGCGGTTTGGACGGTCTCGTCGAGAGCCTGGGCAGCGTATTTGCGGACGCCGCTGCACGGATCGTAAAGAGCGCGCCCAAGCTCGTGAGCGCCGCCGTCAGCGCCATCAGATCCTTTGTATCCGGGCTGCGCGGCAACACCGGGCAGATCCTCGATGCAGCCATCGAGATGGGAGCCTCCCTGCTGCAGGGCGTCGCGGAGATCGTGCCGGAGCTGGGCGCTTTTGCGCTGGACCTCATCGGCCAGTTTGCTCAGCGCCTTATCGACGGCCTGCCGCAGATGACGCAGGCGGGCGTGGACATGCTCAACTCCATGGCAGAGGGCCTGGCCACCGGCCTGCCGGAATTCCTCGCGAACGCGCTGCCCATGATCGGCCAGCTTGCCGCGGGTATCCGCGAGAGCGCGGGCCAGCTCGTTGACGCCGGGATAAACCTCATCATGAACCTGGCCGACGGCCTCATCGCCGCCATACCCGACCTTCTGGCTAATATCCCGCAGATCATCATAGACCTGTGCGGGGTCATCAACGACAACGCGCCCAAGCTCCTGATGGCGGGCGTTCAGCTCATCGGCAAGCTCGTGATGGGATTGATCCGGGCCATCCCGCAGATTCTCGCGGCCATGCCGAAGATCGTCGAGGCCATCTGGTCCGTGATCTCGGCTTTCAACTGGCTTGATCTCGGCACGAACATCATGACGTTCTTCCGCGACGGGCTCAAGTCCATGGTCTCAAAAATCGGCGAGGCCGGACGGAGCGTCTTCGAGACCGTCAAAAATGCCATCGTAAATTTGCCGAACACGCTGAAAAATCTGGGCAGCAATGCGGTCTCCGGCATGGCGAACGCCATCCGCGGCCTGCTCTCCACAGTCGGCAGCGCGGCAAAGGCGGTATTTACGAACATCGTGAACGCGGTGCTCAACCTGCCGTCTCGGCTGCTGGAGCTGGCGAAGAGCGCGGTCACGAACGTGGCCAACGCCTTCAAAAATGTCGAGTGGGGCTCTATCGGCTCCAACATTATCACAGGTATCATCTCCGGCATCGGTTCTGCCGTCGCCGGCCTCGTTTCCAGTGCGATCGACGCGGCGATGTCCGCATTCAATGCCGCCAAAAGAGCGCTGGGCATCCGCTCGCCGTCCAGGCTGTTTGCCGATGAGATCGGCAAGTTCATCCCGCCCGGTATCACGGTCGGCATCGAGGCCGCCATGCCGAAGGCGAAGCGTGACGTAGCGGATGACATGGAACAGTTTGCATCCACTGCACAGGACGCCGTGCTGTCCTCCCAGAACAAGACGGCCGCGCGTGCGGCTGCGTCCGGCAAGCTCCGCACCGCGGCACTGCAGGCGCCGGGCGGCTCCAACGTCACGGTACAGGG